TCAGAGCTTGCGCCACTGCTCGATGTCGTTCCGATAGGTGTCGAGGTGCAGGCGGACGAGGTTTTCAATCAGCCCCGATGCGCTCATGCCCTTTCCTCCGAGGAAGCGGACAACCCTGTCGAGTTCGTCACGCACCGTCTCGCTGACGAACACGGGCTTGCGGTTGACAAGTTTCGGGACTTTCAGGTAGGTGGCGCGGTACTCCTCCAACGACAACCTGCGCTGCTTGCTGCTGACACGCTTCTGCGGCATTGCCGTTTTCTCGACCGCCTCACTTGACGGTTCATCCGCCATAGCGGTCTCCGTTTCCTCCGTAACGGTATTGCCGGGCAGTTCCAGCTCATCCGGCTCCAGACCGATACGTCTGTAGATGTCATTCATCGACTTGGGAGTGTAGGATTCCCTGCGTCCCATCTTTTCCACGATTTCACGAGCCTGCTGCTCTGTAATGTTTGGTTCTCTCTTCATTGTAAAAAACAAATTGATTAAGTTATTAACTGTGGTCTTGGTAAACACCTTGACCGATTATCGGGAGCAAAGTAAGGTGCTTTAATACAGTCAGTCAAGCACTTGGATTCTCTTAGGCAATTTTGTGTGGTTTTGCATTATGGCGGTTGATAAAGCGGTGAGGACTTCACCGTTTTGCCGGATGTATATGCCCGAAAGGGCAAAGACTCAATCGTAGGCGAATTTGAATTAAGCCCTTATTTTTCCCCTTGCCACCTTTCTATTTTTTAGAATTAAGAGGATAACCGCTGCCTCCAGCCAATGCCAACCTCTACCACCCTGTGCCACTTGCTGCCAGACCTGATTGAAACCATTGCCGGATGCCGGATTATGTATTTCTTTGCAGGAGAAGGAATGATAGCCGCCAAAGGGAAGTCAGCATCCCGGACAATGACTGCCGTATCAGCGCAACACGCTTCCACTTTCGGGGAACCTATTGTCAGGTAACGGATTATATATTCCTTTGCGGCAAAAGAAACAGTAACAACTAAAAGAAAGACAATATGGAAATCGTATCAATCGAGAGAAAGACCTTCGAGGAACTGGTCGCCAAGTTCGACCGCTTCGTCAGCCGTATGGATGCCATCTGCCATCGTCACGGCGAAAAGAAAATGAGCGAGTGGATGGACAATCAGGACGTGTGCCGGATGCTCAACATCAGCCCCCGAACCTTGCAGACGCTTCGGGACAACGGCACGTTGGCTTATTCGCAGATAAACCACAAGACCTATTACCGTCCCGAAGACGTGCAACGCATCGTTTCCATCGTGGAGGACAGGCGAAAAGAAGCAAAGTTCAAAGGCAGAACAATCTGATAACCGAATAGAGTAATAACAATAATTCCACTAAATCCAAAGTAATATGAACGAACTGATTAACAAAGACAACGAGTGGATAATCCACTTCTTGGGCAGCCTTGACCGTCTGCTGGACAACGTAGAGCATCTGACCGCAAACTACCGCCCGACACTGAACGGGGAGCGTTTCTTCACAGACAAGGAAGTGTCGGCACGGTTGAAAGTGAGCCGCCGGACGCTTCAGGACTACCGCAACGAGGGACGTATAGCCTACATTCAGTTGGGCGGCAAAATCCTCTACCGTGAATCCGACATCGAAAGGATGCTGGCTGACGGCTACCAATCCGCCTACCGACTGAAGGCAACCTGATTTTCTTGAAGGAGCGCAGTTTGCCGTCTGCCCTATGTTTGCGGCAGCAATGGAACTTCGGCAAAAAGACAAAAGGAACGGCTTACAGATGAAGCATCAATGTTTAGCTTCGTCTGTAAGCCGTTCCTCTATTTCTTCTGATTTCCCGCCAGTCGCTTGTTTCCGTTGCCGGATGCCTTTCAAGCGTGTGGATGGCAGTGGCAAGGTTTTCGGGCGGAATACGCTCAAACCCGTTTGAGGAAGATTCTGCCTGAAACGGCTCTGCCGCCTGACCTTGCCAATGCCGTCAAAGCCACACGCTACCTTTGCATCCGAGCATCGGGAACAGGTGGCTGACGGGATGAACCTCAACTATACCATAGGTTACTGCCCTTACCGCAAGAGAAGAACAATGTTGTCGGACTTCCTTTCTTGGAGGCGCAGATTTCATTTATTACGAACCGTCTGAACTGAAAACTTTCTTTACTGCATATCCTGAATGCAATGGCTATAATCATTTCAAGGTTATACACATCATAGCTGATGCCGTCAGTTTGCTTGATATACTTCATTGTATAAGTTTCACTCAATTCCTTGTTCTTGTAGATTGCCCGTATCGCCTTGCGGATGTCGCACGAGAACACCCCAAACAGGTCGGCTATCTCAAACTGGGTCATCCACACGGGGGCAGTTGGTACGGTGACCACCCCCGTTTCACTGATTGTTATTATTCCTCTGTTCATAATTCATCTATTTTATAATGGTTATTTACTATTCTCTTTCTTTTCGCCAGCCAATATTTTCTTTCTCCGCTCCATCAGTTTGTCCATATCCTTGGAGATTTTATCGTCTGTTATCCGTGCATATCCCTGTGTCGTCCTGATATTGGAGTGTCCCATCATCTTGGCGATGCTCTCAATGGGTATGTCCGCTGAAATCAGGAAAGTGCCGAAGCTGTGCCGACTTTGATGATAGGTCAAGTTATCCTCTTTTCCTATGGTTATTCCCAACTCGTGAACCTCAAACCATAGGGCATCACGGTTGGGAAGAGGAAACACGGGCTTCTCATCATCAGTTGTGTTATACAGCGACAATATCTGTTCCGCTATGGGATGTAAGGGTATGAACGCCTCCACTTTTGTCTTCTTGCGGTTGATGCGGATGTAGCGTCTGCCCTCCGCATTCGTCCCGATATGATGGGGATGCAGCAGTTGTATGTCTGCATACGCCAGTCCGGTCAGGCTCGAGAAGATGAAAGCCCGTCTTGCCAGTTCCATCCGCTTGTCATACATCGGTGTGGAAAGTATCTTCTTGAACTCATCACGGCTGATGTACCTGTGTCTTGCCTCAGGTTTCGTTTCATATTCCAAATCCTCGCAGGGGTTCACACGGATAATCTCCTTATCGACTGCAAGGTACAATAATCTGTTCAGCCAACGCAGGCAATGGTTGGTCTGGGAAACCCCGAAGTTCTTGCATTTCTTCAAGTGGGCTTTGTAGGACTTGCCGAAATCCTCCGTCACTTCTTCAAGAGGTATATCCTTTTTACCGATGGACGCTATAAAGTCCGTCAGGTATTTCTGATAATACATGGAGTGACGGTAGGAAGAAGTGGAATCAATCTCTTCGGAATGTTTCTTCAACCGCTCCCGTTCCCATTCACCCATCTGTAGAAGGGTGGTCGGATGAATATTATTCAAAGAAATGTGATTCTTCAACATCTCGGCACTGACCACGCCCTGCGATTTAAGTATCTCGGCATAGGCTTCTTCCGTCAGACGCAGGTATTCCCGCAAGCGGTTGTTCTCCCTGATGGTCTTTATCTCATTTTTCCTGCCGTTCCAGTCTTCGGGACGGCAATAGATTCCCGTGCTTATGGCGGTCTGCTTGCCGTCAATGGTTATACGGCAAAGTACGGCGGTCGTACCGTCAGCCTTCACTTTGCTGCGGTTGATGTAAGGCAATAATGAAAATGTGCTTCGCATATCGTTGTTTGGGTTATAGGGTTAGTTTAAAATCTTGGGTCGCTTCTATGAACTTGCCCATGTCCTCGAACAGTTTTTTCGGGCTGACACGGGCATATACCTGAGTGGTGGAAATATCGGAGTGCCCCAGCATCCGGCTGATGGTCTCGATAGGCACACCCGCTTCGAGCGTTATCAGTGAAGCGAAACTGTGCCTCGCCTGATGATAGCACAAGTCGTCTTTAATGCCAGCCAATGTCGCCAACGCCTTCATGTGTCTTCGGAGATTTGGCCAATGCAATAAAGGGAACAGTGTGTCCCTGTCCTCACTGTGATACTTCTCAATCAGCGCAACCGCTTCGGGCAACAGTTTCACGCTGGCACGGAGTTCGTTTTTCTTTCTTCGATACTTCAGCCACAAATCCCCGTCCTCATCCGTATATAGGTTCTCATGGGTAATCGAGACCACATCCGCATAACAGACCCCGGTATAACACCCGAAGAGAAACATATCCCTTGCCAGCATGTGGGATTTGCGGTAAGCAGGTATTTCCACATCACGGATTCTCTCAAACGATTCACGGCTCAATGCCCGTGGGGTCGTTTCAGTCTTCTTCGGCAAGGTAAAATGCTGGAAATGGCTCCTGTCGGCATACCCCTCTTTATACGCCAGACGGCATATCTTTTTCAGGATGGCAAGATGATGGCGGACGGTGTCTATCGCATATCCCTTGTTTTCCATCGTGAATGCCTGATAGTCGTGGATGAACTGTTCCGTCAGTTGCCCGAATGCCAAATCCTTGACCTTGTACTGATGCTCGATGAACTCTCCGAGTGTCAGACGCATATAGTGATAGCCGGGATAAGTCCCTTTCGCGCGGTCTATGCCGATACGGGCTTTGAGGTCATCACAGACAACGTCCGTCATTCGCATGAGCGTCATTTGCGTTTCCATGTTGCCTTGAAAATGATTCTTCACATCCGTGGCATCAAAATCCACTTTACGACTCACAAGGCTGTCGAAAGCGTTGTTCACCGCCAACAGCAACTTCTCAATCTTGGCATTGGTTTCCACCGCCTCCTTGCTCTTGCCGTTCAGACGGCTTTCACGTGGATTCCACAATTCGGGTGTGCAGGACAGCTTGCAACCGAACTGCGCCATCGTGCGGTTCACCGTGATACGTCCCATGATGGGAGCCTTGCCCGACTTGTCCAGTCCGCTCTTTTTGAGGTAGAGCAGCACCTTGAATTTCACTACTTTCATACGCTTATATTTTTAAGTGCAAATTTACTTGCCATATAAGCGTCCCTTGATATGCAAAACACTGTGTATGAGTGCAAACAAAACGGTGAGGATTTCTTTTTATCGCTTTCTGTTACCTATTCCCGTTTCGGTAACTGCCCGGCTAACGGTTTGGTAACTGAACAACCTCAATATTCCGTTGTGGTTTGCATTTTCTCAACTTGGCAGAATACTGAAATATCGCTTATTTCTAACGGTTTACGTTTAATTTTTACCTGTTCGCTGTCGCTTGCTTTGCCGTGTATATTCCATGCAGCACGTCATACCTGTGCTACTCTGTTGATCCATCAGGGAGTACCGATTACGACAGTTCAGAAGTTACTTGGCCATACGTCTGTCAAGACAACAGAAATCTATTCGGAGATTCTTTCATCAACAATTTTGCGAGATTTGAAGGCCATTAAGAGAAAGCGTATTGTAAATAACTTTCAAAATTATGCTTCAGCCCGGTAGAGTATGGGTAGGCTTGATAGGCTCTACCTAAAATATACTGACAAGTGCTGTCACCCTTTTTGAAACAATATATTCTTTGTTCGTTTTTAACTTGTTTACCTTCGCTGAAAAGCCTTGGTAAATGAGTAGATTTGTGTGTGAAATAGTAATTGCGCCCATGAGCGTGTTCCTTTTTCTGGGGATGCGCTTATGGGCGCTTTTGTTTAATTTAAAACCTTAATTGTATGAAAAGATTCGTTTTCATGTGTGTTGCACTCCTTTTGTGCGTGGTGAGTGTTTTTGCGGAAACTTCCGCTAGTGTAGAACCTTCTGTACCGGAGTTTCTGACCGGATTTGCCAGCTTTACAGGACTGGTGTCGATTGTTGTTCCGTCTGTGGTAGGTTTCATCGCTTCTAAGCTCCAGAGCCCAATGAACAAGTGGGTAACTATGTGGGTGACGGCCGTTGTCGCAGTAGTCGTTACCTTCTTCAGTTGGTGGATGAATCTCGGTTTTCCGCCTTCGGATGCAAGCATTTGGGTAGTGCTAATTGATGCGTTGTTTGTCGCTTTAGCATCTACTGGTATCGTAACAGTTGTAACGAGCGAATGGCTGGCCAATTTGTTCGGTGGTAAGGTAAATAAGGAGTAATGCAGAATCTAATTACCATAATAGCCCCGCAGCTTCTAGTTGCCGGGGCTTACTCCTTTATTGGAGAGATAAAAGGGGTAGTGTTCGAGCTTCGTTGGATGCTGGCATTTATCGTCGTAATGATCGTAGCGGATTTTGTTCTAGGCATCATCGACAGTGTGGTCAAGAGGGGAGAGGATTTCAGGTTCAGCAGGGCCGGGCGCCGGACGATGTGCAAGTTTATCGAGTATAATTCGTATCTGGTGTTGGGGTTTATGCTGGGTATTGCCATTCTTCAGCCAGTCGGAATCTGTTCTTACACAATCAGCTCCATGTGCGGGTTAGGGCTGGCTATTGTTTTCGAGTTTGACAGTATCATGGAGCATATATGTGCCATACATGGAATCAAGAATAAAGTATCAATTAAGCGGCTGTTGGTCGGATATATCAAGAAGAAGTATAATACAGCCGGAGAAATAATTGAAGAAGTAACAAAAGAGGAGGGAAAGAAATGAATAAGATAGATGCAATCGTAGTCCACTGCTCAGCTACACGTGCAGGGCAGGACATAGGTAAGAAGGAAATCACACAGATGCACCTTCAGCGTGGCTTCCAATGTATCGGGTATAATTATGTGGTAAGATTGGATGGTACGGTGGAGATTGGTAGAAGCCTGACTATAGACGGTGCTCACTGTAATTCTAAGGGATTTTCCGGAGTATCGTACAATAAGCACAGTATCGGTATCTGCTATGTTGGTGGATTGGATGCTCACGGTAAGGATGCTGATACACGAACGCCTGAGCAGAAGAAAGCGATGGCTAAACTGATTAAAGAACTGTGTGCAAAGTACCAGATTGTGGAAGTGCTGGGACATCGCGATACATCGCCCGATCTGGATGGTGACGGAATTGTTGAACCAAACGAGTGGACGAAGATGTGCCCGTGCTTCGATGTGCGTGCGGAATATCCGTTCATTCAGGAAATCGTTGTGAAGCCATGATAGAATTGAACAGCATATACAATGAAGATTGTCTGGAAGGAATGAAACGTATTCCTGATAATTCGGTAGATTGCATTCTAACAGATCCGCCATACCTTTATCTTAAAAATCAGAAGTTAGACAGACCGTTTGATGAACTGGTTTTCTTTTCTGAATGTAAAAGAGTATTGAAGAAAAACAGTTTCATAGTTCTGTTTGGGCGTGGAACTTCTTTCTATCGTTGGAATTGTATTCTTGCTGATATGGGATTTACATTTAAAGAAGAGATTATTTGGGATAAGATTAATACAACATCACCATTGCTTCCTTTGTCAAGAAAGCATGAGACTATATCAATACATTCAATTGGTCGCAAAACCATATTACGGTCTAAAGTACCTTATGAAGAAATTCGCATAAATGATGATTCTAAGGTTGTTGGTGACGCAAAAAGAATTGTCAGTTATATACGGAATAACGATATAGATGTGCTTAAAAAAGAAATTGATAATGGATTAATTTATAATAGGAAGAGAACTCATAAAACCCATGTAAGCACACAGAGTGGATTTTGTTCTTGTAATGAAGCAATTTCCTGTATCAATTCAATAAAAAATGGTTGTAACGAAAGAGATATTATATCAGTTCTAAGAGACCATTATTCAGCTATACACCCGACACAGAAGCCAGTGCGTTTAATAGAGCGTTTATTGGCGATTATAAGCTGTGAAGGAGATATAATATTAGACCCATTCAGCGGTTCAGCAAGTACTGCTATTGCGTGTATTAACACCAAAAGAAACTATATAGGATTTGAAATAGATAAAGAGTATCATGAACTTTCAGTTAAACGAATTAATGAACATCAATTAACGATATGGAACTCTATAACTACATAATTAAGAAGGTGAGTCGGTGCATTACACTGGCTCCCTTCATGTGTTTGCTATTCGTAATATGCTCCTGCCGGACAGTGAAATATATTCCGGTAGAAACGATAAAGGTTGATACGACCTATATAAACAAATTACAGCGTGATAGCATCTACATGCTTGACAGCGTATATGTAAAGGAAAAGGGAGATACAGTCTTGATTGAAAAGTATAAGTATCTATATCGTGATAAGCTGGTAAGAGATACACTATATATGGCTAAAACGGATAGCATCCAAGTTCCTTATCCGGTCGAAAAGGAACTCACCAGATGGCAACAGTTTCGGATGGATTTCGGAGGATGGGCTATGTGTATTGTGGTAATATCAATACTAATACTGATTGTATATAAAATAAAGAAATGATATATTTGTATTGTAGAATTATCTTTATTGAAGCAACTAAAGCCCCAACTAGAGTAATATCCGGAAGGGGCTTTGTTTTTTCAGATAAAATCCCCATCTTTGTAGTGCGTTACATATTTGGTTGAAAAGCAAAATAATTTTTGCTGGCAACGGCAGCGGGCATTATGTATTATTGTCCGCCGCTTTCCGTATATATACGGTTTCGCCCCGTGTAGAGTATTAATGTACCTACTGCTTTTCAACAAAGTGTAACGCAACGGGTAGCGGGACCGTTTTTCTTTCCTGCCATAAAATCTTTTCTATGCGTTACACTCTATCGAAAGAATTTATAGGTTACGGGCATTATCGTCTGACGGTTAAAGATGAATCGGGGAAGGAGAAGTCAGCCGTTACGGGTAATATAGATTTGATAAGTAGGTTATCATCTGAATTGGAAGTTGAGAGGGAGAAAGCAACCGAGGAAGCGATAAATTATGTGTTGCAGGAATCATAA